CGTCTTGCCAGATCCGGCACGAGCACCAACCACCATCGCAGTACCAGGTTTCACATCCTTGACCCAGTCGAAGATCGGCAAGTGATACTTAGAGGCAGCGAAACCTTTTGGCTTTTCAGAGATCATCATCGGAGCTTGATCGAACGACTTGACAGGAGAAGTCCAATCAGGAAACAGACGAGCCTGACGCTCCATCATCTGCTTATCATCAGCTTTTCGTTTCTCGTCCTCACGATCACGTCGCTGAATTTCAGCATCGAATCTGCGCTCGTCCAGCACATCGAACATTACTTTAGCGACAGCAACGTCCAACTGTTTACTCTCCGCAGTCGGTTCGACAGGTACGGGTTTCCATTCGTCGGAGTCGTCGTCCACGTTCCGAGCACCATTACAGGCTGGATAAATCGAGCAACCCCAGAACTGACCGGAACCGTCCTTACGATTACGAAGGATCATTTTGGCACCACACTTTGGGCACGAGGGAGCTTTCTTGACGTCTGCCTTGACAGCGGTTGGCTCTTCCTCCTGATCGGTTTCGTCCAGCCAAGTGAACGAGTTCGGACAGTTGCATTTGATGAACAGCCGTCCCTTATTTTTCCCCTCTTTCTTGACGATGAACACCTTTTCCATTGACTTGCACTTCTCGCAATACTCAATGGACTGCCCCATCGAGAGCAAGATAAACAGCATATTTGACAGACGTTCCTGCCAGCCAGGTAGACGAGTGACCCAACGCTGTATTTTGTTCCCTAGTGGAGCACCGTCCCTATCGGATAGCCAAGCACGAATGGAGTTCTCACCAGAGGTAGCGGACAGACCGTCCCTCTGAATCGTAGAATTGATATCCACACAAATCCAATTAGACTCGCCAACAGGCTTGATATCAAAGTGGTAATGAAGTTCACCATTTCGGAGACCGTCCTTATGCCAAGAGATGCCATTGCCATATTCTCCGACAACAGCATCTAGGACGGTCTCAAACTCTTGACTTCTGAATACATCAACTTTGGCTTTCATGACTATCTGCCTCCTTGCCTACCTTAGAAGCAACGTCTTGGGCATTCGTAACAGATTCTGCATCATATCGACTGTGACAAAATCGACACTCTACAACATCATAATTCTTCCAGCCAAAGGCATGCTCATGATTAGCATAATGCAAACCTTTTTTCTTACACTTTGGGCACACTATTGTGAATTTCACGTTCTTATCTCCTGCAATGCCATGGTCGGATCCCTACGACCGTCGTTTCATCTCGATAATCGCCACAGGGCGATCACTGACCCATATCTGATTTTCGCGTTTCGTACGATGCCAAGCAGCCTGTTCAACTGGAGTCATGTCCACCTCCAACATCATCTGATATGGCAAAGTACCACGAATGCAATCACGAAACACAATTTCCAATTCCTTGCCAAACCGCTGACGATCCCAACCTGTAGCATCACAAACGATACGACAAATTGGACCGATAGGCTGAACAATCCCACAATTCAATTTGCGCATAGCCACATATGCTGCATAAATGGCATCAGCCAATTCACTGACAGCAATCATATGCTCATACTTCACAGTTTTCACGTCTTTATCTCCTGCTAAACTTTTCAAAGAGCACGGCAACGGGATCCCGACCGCTGCCTCCCCCTACAATCATTATACCTCAAGATCGCAGAAAAGTAAAGAGGCAATTCACACAGAGTTATCATCTTTGAAAGCTCCGATTCGCCAGAGAATGAAGGCAATTAGAGACATTCCGAGAATCATACATGAGACAATCAGTTCCCAATTCATTTCCATTCTCCTATCTTCCACAAATTGCGGAATAGAAGTCCGGTTTCTGTACCCCCTCATCAACTTTCAGACGAGATGAACACAGCTTATCATCATGAATGCTCTTGAACACAAGAACAACAGCACGATCGCTGTCATCAACAATCTTCGCTCGCAAGTACCAAGAATCTTTGGATATAATTCTATGGCAAGCGACGCATCTTGTTGAGTTCTTCGCAACTTTCGCAGAGAATGTTATTTTCTTCATCGACGCGAACTCCTTCAGAAATGAGAGATGCTACAATGATTGCTCGAGCAAACGCACGAGCATGATGACCATCAAGAGAAGCAGAGCCATCTATCTCAACAACTCCGCCTGGACGAACGACGATGGCAAACTCCTTCGCATAATCAAATGGAAATACAGATGCGATGATGAACTTCTGTTTGTCAAGATCTGACTCATACACTACGTTCATTCAGTACTCCGAAATATTTGCGAATGGATTGACTGTCCGTATATCATGGTCTCAAAACCACTAACACCATAAAGGTGATCAGTAACCACCCTTTCAGACCAAACTCTGACAATTCCTTCATGTGACCCAACATACTTCCTATAGCGATTTGCCAAACTGGTAGTCGTGCACAATGCACGCAAAGAAACCGTTCCATCTTCAGAAATAGACCAGACAGCATGCAAAATAAGGTGATCCTTTGCATCCTTTTCTGTAACGCTATCTAATTCTATACTCATATCAATCCTCCTACACTCTCACGCTCACAAATTCCATCAGGACTTGCCGCAGAATGCCAGCCACATTATCTTTGTCAACTGCCATCTGAAAGCATCGACGAGGCAAGGTGGAATTGACCCACTGTTCAATGGGCAGAAAGTTCAATAGCACTGAGGACAGAACACCATCACGGTGTTCCTGAATCTTATCCGACTCGCGAATATCCATCGGATGCTCCAACACAGCGTCGGTGATGACGATATCCAATTTCAGAGCACCAGGATCGCTTTCCTCTTTCTCCCACCGCTCGATTGCAGAGAACAATGGAGAAATCCAGGTGTCTTCACCATCGAACGGACCACGACCATACCACTCGTGAATTTTCGATGGAGCATATTCACGAAGAGCTTTCATATCATATTCGTTCTTCGCCTCACCACGAAAGACCAACTGATCCACACGACGCCCAGCCTCCTTATAAGCATCAAGACTGAACACCCAGTACGAAGTGAAGAGATCGTCCTGATATAAGCCTTTCAATTCCTCCAGAGTAAGGCACAGATTACGAAACGATTCGGCAGCAATGATATGAACACCATTGTAGTACATCGAGTTAGACAGGTCGAGCGACACGGTGATTTGCAGCCTGACACCAATTGCCTTGTCTTCCTCGTAACCGTATCCACTGCCATCGGTGTAAACCTCTACAGCATCGTCGATCCAATCTCCAGCCTCTCCTACACGATCACGACTCTTGAAAGCAGAATTGAACTCTGCCTCAAACATTCCGACAGTCGGTGAGACAGTTTGTTGAATTTGTTCGTAATCCTCACGATCGACGATGGCTTGCTTCGCCTCTTGAGCGGCATGATACGCGTCCCATTCTCCTTGACGCTTTTCAGCACGTTCCTTTTGCGCCTGTTCAATATGATCTCGCTGACGATTGTAACCATCCACAAGATAAGAATGGAAATCGACCCAATCCTTCTCGTCGAGATGCTTGATAACGAGACGATGAGCACGAGTGTCGCTATACTCATTCCAGCCAGGAGTCCAGTGAAAAGCGATATCCACAAGACCGTATCGCTCGACAGAGTTCTTCAACAGCCAGTAGCACTTATCGTCGCCGAGCGACATGAGCCACGACTTTGTAAAGTCGGCGGCAGTATAGTTCGTCTCGAACCACTCCCAAACAGACTTAGAAGTGCCACGCCCCTGATCGTCATAGAAACTGCCACCACCGCCACTGTAGCGACCACCACCAGAACCACGAGTAGTCTTTACATCTCCTCTAGCCATCACACACCTCCTATCGAATTCAGAATCTGCTTAGCAACATTCGCCTCGACAGGCGAATCGATGGAGTCGATGACAGCCATCGACATAGCCTCTTTGATAGTAAAGCCGTCCAGATTCATGAGAACGACGGCATCCATGAGGCGACGAGACGTGATCTGATATCGCATCTGCCCACGCTCATGAGCATCCCACATCCGCAGCCCATACTCGAGCACAGACTCGCACCACACAGCATTATCATCCATTCCATGAGCAACAAGGATATTGCGCAATTGAGCCTTGCTGAAGAAGGGAACCTTGATGGAAAAGAACCGATCCTTGAACGACTGAGGTAATGGTTTCGTACCAACAAGCCCAGGATTGTAAGAAACGAAGAGACGAAAGTCGGGATGTACAGGATACGCACGCCCACCGATGGAAATGACATACGGAGGGGCAAGCTGCGTGTTTATGAACATCAACGCATCAGCATCGGCAGCATTGACCTCGGTCAAAAGCACCCACCAACCAGACACGACGGCAGTAGCATACTCAGCAACATCCAGGAATGAAGAACCTTTGGAAATCTGAGTCGTACCGACAAGGTCACGGCGACGAAAGCCAGCATCGCCGCCAACAGTCACAAGAATTCTGCCTTCACGAGCAGCAAGCTCCTGAACAGCAGTGTCCTTACCAACCCCTGGAGGACCAGCCAAAGCGATATGACGACCAGCATCCACCATCATTTTCATCGTCTTGAACCAAGACGGTTCACGAAACTTATCACCAAGACCGACGATGATCGGAGGAGCCTGAGGCCAACGAATATCAGAAGCAGTCGGGGCATCCTCCTGCGGAACAGTGATTTCCACTGACGACACGACTTCCTGAGCAATCGCCACAGGACGAGGCTGAATGTCTTGATACGACAAAGCAATACTCTTGTCATCATCATGAGTGCGGACGACACGAACGTTGTCGAACCAATTATCCATTTTACTGGCCAACCATGCGGAACGAGAAAGTCCACCGATTTCCTTCAATTCATCGGTAGACAGAGGACCACCGTGATCCATGAAAGCACGAATCAGGCGATCCATCTCCGAATTTTGTCGGACTCGGAGAGTGAGAGGGGTATTCGGCAAAACTTTTGTAGTCACGTCCTTATCTCCTGCTAAACTGAGTCTCAAGCACCGATCCCAGGTGCTTCCCCCTACAATCATTACACCTCAAATCTGAGGAAAGTAAAGAGGCAATTCATGAATTCTCTAATTTCAGAGCAATTCTATTCTTGAAACTGTACTCCATCTCAACAAATTTTCCGTTCGGATCAGCAGGATCACCTGTCAAGTATCTCCACAGGAGCACGGTCTTTCCATTTACATGCAATTCATGACAGAGTTTGCTCATGGTAGGATAAGCACCAGGCTCGAGCGCAATAATGAACGTTTCGGCAGAAGAACCTATCAATCTTGAAAGCTTCTCCTCTGTTGGCTCTTTTCCAATAAGTGCGACAGCATTCTCTCCGACAGCCATCGCACTGAACGCTCCCTCACACACGACGACTTCATCGAACTTGTGAAGAGCCTGACTGTTGAAAATAACATCCCTTGCAGGATTTGAAGGATTTATGTATTTTGGCTCCATCGCCTTGAAGATACGTCGTGCTTGCCAATATCCCTTCTCGATCGGAATCACAACTCTTCCATATAGAGATGCTGCCACTCCGATGTTGTACGATCTCCAATGATCGTCACCAAATCCTCTAAGCAAGAGATATTCCTTTGCTTTCCTTGGAAACAATCCCATCGCATCACACAAATTCTCGAAGTCTTTCGGGAACCTATATTCAGACTCCTTCTCCTCTTCATTTTCTTCACCTTGAAATAGTATCCCACTGAAATCCCTCACATTCGGTTGAACATACAACTCGCCAAAAGCACGATGAAATGGAAATCCGGTGACACCCATCACCAGACCAATCCAATTCGCTTTATAACCACAACGAAAACAATGACACACTGGCTTGTTTATCGCAATCGACAGGTGATGCTTGACATCCTCACAAAACGGACAAGCAACGCTATAATTCTTGTCGTTTTGCTTGACATCGTCGAACGTTCTATAGACCCAATTCTCTATGTCAAACATTTTTCTCTTCTCTGTCTTTATACGTCACTAAACTTGTCGTGATGATTGCTTGCTGTGCACCATAGAACTTCGCACGAATCGTGTCATGATTGCTTCCATCACGAACCTTTGCCATAAATAACCTACACTGATCCGTATCTTCTTCCTCTTTCGTACGGCAAACAGAGATAATGACATCAGCAATAGAAGCTTTTCCGATATCTTCAGCAATATCAGCAAGCGTTATAATCTCTTTAGAAAATGAAGCTCTCCTAGACTGCGTGGCTCCCCAAACCACAGCATCTCTACGCTCTCCCAAATCTCGCAAGTCCTCACAAACCTCCGACAACTCGAACCGTCTATCTTTATATCGACGACGAGACATGAGCAAATCAGGATAATCATCTATGATTAGATCCGGATGGAAATCATTTGCCTCCAGTCTATCAAGCTCATTCTCGATGTCTAACACAGTCATCTTCTTCTTACGACGAACTATACGTATCTTACCACGAAGCAGCTTGCGAGCAGCCTCTATGAATTCTTCAGCATACTCATCTAAATCATCTGACTTCCTTGGAAATCTAAACGAAATGCGTGCAGCATAACGTTTCGCCACTTGAGCAGCACGCATCTCATGAGAAAAGTGAACAACATTCAATCCACTGATAACAGACGACGCACCAAGTCCGATATTGACGAGAGACATACTCTTGCCAGCATTCTGTGGTGCCATAATCAACCCCATCTCGCCACGTGCTGGACCACCCTCCAATATATTATCAACATGCATCCAACCAGTCGGCACCTTATCCTGCCAATAGTCGTACAACCAAGAATGATAATCTAACAAATCTATGCCAGGAACTTCTATCTCCTCACCAACTCGAAGAGCTTCCTTCATACGATCAATTGCAGACTGAATATTCACACCATTCTGCACATCGTCAACACTCTCCAATATGGCAAGCTTAGCAGCTTGTTCCCTGGCAAACTGAACAGCCATATCCGATGCGAGACTCAAGTCCCAACCATTTACACCCTTGTACAATTTTGAAACGAGTTCCTTATTACTATCCCCACACAGAACCAGTAAATCAACATAATCAGGAGTCTTCTTGTATTTGCTTCTGTACTCTAGAAGTGCTTTCGCAACACTCTCCTCGTCCTCCCTCTCGAAATATTCAGACTTGATTATGAAATTTCCATATCTAGACATCCAACCATCATCTAGACACAGAGCCAATAATTTTAGTCTGAAGTCACGATCGAACTCGTACGTCGGTTCCATAGTCCAGTCCGTTGTCGCACAGTGTTTATAATGTCATTGTATGAATTGGCTCTCTTCACGCCAAACTCTTCACACAACTGATACAATACCTCGTCGATTGGTCTGCCGTTTTTATCTTCATCATACATACTATACCAAACTTCATCGACGAGAATCCTGATATCATCAACGATCGTCCTCATGCGAACTGGAAAATCTCCAAGATTTCTGTTGATATACTCTCTTGCAATGATAAGTTCTGAATTGAATAATCTCGTGTATAAATCATCGTCGACAGTATCTATTCTAACTGTCGACGATTTCATCACTTTCATGAATTTACCCATCGCCCAATTTCCACAAAACACTCTTACTGGGATACTATTGAATTCTTTCTCCACAGCCCACTTGTGTAGAGTCTTTGTGACAACCATAGCATATTCGCTACATGGTATATTGGCATCTCTGAGATCATCTTCCAGAGCAAGTAACAGCCCGTACCATCTCTCGTGTACGAACGGTCTACTGCCAAACACTTTCTTGTGCGCATCCATATAGCAACTAGCAATGGAAATATCAGCGCAATAGCGTCGTCTTGAATCCCTCGCTGGCATATAATTTCACCCTCGCTGAAGATTGCTTGAACAGAAACTTGTTGTTATCGTCAATGAAATCATACACAGTTAGACGATTTCCATTTTCCTTCTTCCTCAATCCCCTGCCAATTCTCTGGAGAATCTTGACATGATTCTTACCAGAACCAGCCAATATGAGAGTGCTTATGGCTGGAATGTCTATTCCTTCATCAAATATTGGTGTGGCGATGAATATACCTCCTTTGCCCATGCTATCAATTACTTCCTTACGAAACTCTGTAGAATCACCACCACTAACAAATGCAGAGCCTCGTATCGATTCTTGTAATAATTTGCCATGTTCGATGCGCTCTACAAGTATAAGCACAGTTCCATTATCATTCTCAGCAAATTGCCTTATCCTCGCATTGCGTACATCATTGCGAACAATAAGATTATCGTACGCATCACTATAATTCATGTCCCACAAATCGTCATCACCATCACTGATGACACTAACATTTATGGTTGGCTCAGCACTATACTCATGTTCAATCATCCACTTGTTGCCAAGATCGAACACAACCTCTCCAGTGTATGCAATGAGTTTCATGTCTGACAATACATCGTACTTCAATGGAGTCCCACTGAATCCGAAACGATAACAACCAGGAATGCTAGACAACACATCCATCATCGTATCGCTAGATACGTGGTGGCATTCATCGATCATAACGAGAACATTTCCATTGACATCTAACACATTGAGCTTATTGCTCAACGTCTGAATCATGGCAACTGTTATTGTTTGTGGATCCCAAATGCCGTCACCAATCTTACCAATTCTGATATCTAATCTATCTTCAAATCTTTTCGCAGTCTGATGAAGCAACTCTTTCCTGTGCAACAGTACGACAGTTTTCGGCACATGAAGAGCTTTGATAATTGCAGCCATGACTTCTGTCTTACCAGAATTCGTTGCCATCTTAGCAACACCACGTCTGAATCCCAACAGTGCATTTGCTGCATTGATCTGATATTCTCTTAGAATAATTCCACTGAGATCGTTCTCGCAAACAGTAGTGAAATCCCCCAATCTGCCATCCTTGTACCAAAGACTAGCTTGTACACCATACTCATCTAACTTGCCAACAACGAGATCTAACAATCCTGTTGGAAATGTGGACATATCCTTCATGAGTGAAATATAACCGTCCCAATATCCGGATTTATACTTCGGCATGAAGCGATATCCGTTCGGTCTCGCTCTACAAACTTCTCTAATTATAGCAAGAGCACGTGGATTAGATCTAGGCTGCAATATGGATGAGTATATATCTCCGACAACGATTTCCATAATGACCTACAGACGCTTCGAGAGAGCTATCTTACACTCTCTCGAAGCAATTACAAAGGAGGAACCAACGTCCGGCTAATTTACTAAACTTGCAAACGATAATTCATTCGCCAGTCATTTCCTCCATCATTTCACGAAGGATAGTCTCTCTCACAACACCAAATTTCTCTACAAGCTTGTCATATTCTAATTGCACATACTCAGAGAATTTATCTTTTGGCACATACTTCTTCCAATCAATCTTCACATTGAGAACACCGATATGAATATATCCAGGAAGAAGATCATAGATTGCATCAGCAAGCTCTTTCTTCTGAGCACCACGAAGCCTGTCTTCTACAGCATCGAACACAGCGTCAGAAGATTTGTATGCAAGAACGATAGCCTCGTGAACGAATCCAAGAAGTGCTGGATGTGCACCAGTCTTCAGCAAATGACGATTCAACTGCACGAATCCGACGAATGACAGCAGCACGACAGCAGAGAACAGGAACAGGACAGCAAGAATCACAGTCCAGTTTTGCAACTGCTCAGGAAATTGAATGAACAACATGATATTTCTCCTTTCAACGTCTCATCGATGGAAATTTTCCACCTTGACCAATCTTCGCACGACTATCTGACATCCACACTTTGATTGCAGCTCTAGAAGAACCGTATGGTGTTATCGGAGCACCTTCATCCGTGATATTATCCTCTTTCCAACAGCCAGCGCACAAGTCAAGACGATCCGGAATTAGGAATGGTAATAGTGTGTGAGCAAGACGAATCGTATTCATCTCTGTAAGCATTGATAATGTTCTACCGGAACGATAATTGACGACAACCTTGTCAGGTCTTCCACAATTACTAAAACTTGCTGCCGTCCATGTTGTTCCATCGAACGAACCAGGATACAATTTCACGATAGCAAGCCTGGCATTGATGATGTCAGCAAATGCCAACTGAGAATCCTGAGCAAATGTAGAAAGCTGATGAAGATCACAGCAGCAATTCATCAGTGTTGGAAATACAGGACATGAACCATTCCCCCACCAATAGAACATCGCTCCAGTAGATGGATCCGTATAGCACCTCTTTACATCAACAGAAGTGATGAAATTATCGTTCTCATAATAGCTCGGAGGAGGGTCGCAGTTTGTATCAATGAACGGACTGATAAGCCTTGCACGAGGAATCCGTATCGTCGCAATACCACCAGAAATGGAAATAGATGATGGATGAATCTCTATCGTTTCTCCAGGATGATATACACGTATCTCACTAGAATTCGTGACCGTCGTAGCAACAGCAATTACAACAGGATCGTTCGGAGCGGTCTCCAATCCAAGATTCAGTGCGACACCAGAAGAAATAACAGTACACGTCTCTGAACCGACAGCAATGAGATGTTTCCTAGAGAGGATCAATGGAAATACATAGTCCACAGTCTCACTTGTATATGCAGGATACGGAAAGTATCCTAATTCCGCAATACGCATTTCTTCAGCCTGAGCAATTGCTTCAGCAAGAGCATAGCGGTCAGTTTGTTTCCACACATATGCGCAGTCAAAGCAAGGAGCTTCATCATCCTTCAACAATCCATTGAATGCAGCAATAGGAATCCTCATCAACTCCTGATACCGATCCAGTGACAACATCGTTGCCGGCAATAGAGAAATGACATCAGTCGGAGGAATAGCACCAGAAGAAATTGGAGTACCAGTTCCGGAACCACTTGAAGGCATAATTACCTCAGCTCACAATCTCTGTATCAGGGTCAACAAATGTATAGCCAGCCTTTTGTCTGAAGAAATAATATGTTCCAGGATCCAACCGTGGAAGATTTCCATTATCGTCTCTAGCAACACCGAACGCATCTGTATCTCCAGACCAAATGATAGACGTGCCAGCAGTATTCCTACTGATCCACACCTGAACTCCTTCTATTGGCTGACCGTTCGTAATGTCTGTAACATCGTATGCGAATTCAATTGCGCTTATCGCACGATCCTTCACCACATACTCAAGATTTTGCTGAACACAGCCAGCACCATTCACGCGAATGGATAACGGACCAATCGTGTCAGTCTCTGATGCTGTGAGAACATAGCGATACCATCCACTGCTGATCTCTGCCTTCGTACCAGCAGAACCAACGAATGCTCCGCCAACCTTGCGTATTTCTAAAGTGAATGTTGCACCGAGACCGGCAACTTCTGTGCTCGTTGCATCTACCATGACAAATGTAATCTCTTGAGACTGACCAAGTATCAAATCGTACATTAGCTCATCCTTCGACGCATCCCTTTATACATGCCTTTGAACAGCACGACGATGATTCCACCAGCTGTCTGAATCGCTATAACTTGCCCAATAGCAGACAAAAGCGCAACATCTAGGGAAACAATGACTGCACCAGGAACAACACTGAGTGTCTGACCAACAGTACTCAATAAAGCAGAATTCAAATTTACAACTACCACTCCCGATGGAGCAGAAATGGTAATCGCCTGTCCCTGTGCAAGCAAATTGGCAACACCAAGTGACAAACTGAATGCTCCCGGCTGAACATCTAAAACTTGTCCTTGAGCAGATAATAACGCAGACAACAGACTAACAGACACTGATCCAGACTGTTGATCGATAACCTGACCAACAGCAGAAATGATAGCAGACTGTAAGTTGACAGTTGCAGCACCAGGAACAATGGAAATATTCTGGCTAGTAGCAGAAAGAGCAGCAGCAAGAAGTGATACAGACACTGCTCCAGACTGTTGATCAATAACCTGACCAAGTGCATTTAGCACAGCGGCAGATAGGTTTACATTCACACCAGGTGCGGGAGCAGAAATGGTAATAACTTGTCCCTGTACATTCAACAACGCATTCAGCAAACTGATGATTCTATCACCAGGCTGCACATCGAAAATCTGTCCTTGAGCAGACAAAGAAGCGAAATTCAAAGGAATGGAAACCGCTCCAGACTGCTGATCTAATACTTGACCAGCAGCGTTCACTTGAGCAGCTTGCAAATTCACAGTTGCTTCTCCAGACTGTTGATCTATCACCTGTCCCTGAGCAACAATACTCGCAGCTTGAAGATTGACTATTGCCTCTCCAGATTGTTGATCAATTACTTGTCCTTGAGCAGTGATCTGAGCAGCTTGCAGATTTACAATGATGGCAGGAGGCGGAGCAGAGATGGTGATTGCCTGACCCTGAGCAGCTATAGCTCCGGCAGACAGATTCTTTGTTACTTCGCCAGGCTGTACATCAATCACTTGACCAGCAGCAGACACAGCAGCAGCGGATAGATTTACGACAACAACGGCTGTTTCCTTTATCGCCAGTCCGATGATAGTGGCGTCGTCGGCGACGTCCGATGTATACCCCGCGGTCACGTCGGTCGAGCCGATAGTGTCGTAGGTGAACACGCCCGCCGTCGCCGCCCCGTAATCGTGCTGGTACCTGTTGGTCCAGCTCGCCAGGGGGGTAATCATGCTCGGAGTCTGCCTCCCTGAAAAGTATCCAAGGCAGCAAAAGCAGGCTAGACCCCCCAGGCTCAGCGTGAAGGAGGGGTCGTCTATAGAAGCGGAGTTGATCGAGTTGTCGGAGTCTTGCAGCTCCAAATCTGCAGCAGCAGTCACTGAAATACAAGCAGCAGCTTTTGGATCAGCACCACTCACAGTTACTAGAACAGTCTGATCACCAGTAGGAATACTAGATAACAGAGTATAAGCATAAACTACGTCGGGTTCACCACTTGTTTTTCCAATGGGTGAGACCGGAGCCTCCACCATAGATACTCCGCCATACGTAACACTACTTACTTCATCCGTGCCACCGCCCTGCTGGATAACATATACAGTAATCCCTCTTGGTACTCCAACAGGAGAATGCGTCCAAGACAGGTTCCCCGTGCCGGCAGTCGCATTAGATATGGCATCGTATGCGATAGTCATCCTACCTCTAACTAATCAGCGACATACTCAGTGTATAAGACCTGCACATCGGCCATTTATATGCCACAACTCTCACTAAGTGATTCTCAGTATTCCATTGGCATGAAAAGCGAGAGTATAGTTGCCCCCATTCGAGTTGGTGGCGATCTCCCAAATGATGCAGTGCCACTTGGTCACGGTGGTGTCGTCGTACAGAATGGCCCGCTGGATTGTCGCAGTGGCAAGAGACGTCCATGTGACATTCGTACCATCATCATCCCAACTAGCAAAGTCGCTGGTATCGTCCTGTGCGACGACAGGAACACCGATGCTCTCGCCAGTGGCAGTGTATCCAGATGCAACGATCTCATTGGTGGAGCTATAGGCTGGATCAGCACCATCAATTTGCCCAGCAGCATAGGCATCCGAATACAACGCCAATCGGAATGTATCCGAGTTGAAGTCCATAGTTTTGAGCAAAAGCTGCTCTTTCATATTATTGACAGTGTGAGGATCACCTTCTGCCATAATCTACTCCTTGTAACTTTCGTCTCTAGTGATATGCAACGAGATAGATTTGCCAACTTTCAGAGCCAATGCTCTTTTGAACCATACCCATGCAGCAGTGATCTCTTTTCCATCTGCAACCAATTTAGCAACTTCCTTCACAACACCACTTGCAGCAATGGATGGATCGTCATCGCTCATCTTGATCAACTCTGCTGGCAGATTCACTTGCCATTTTGTTGCCAACACTTCTTTGATACGAGCAATCGTCGGAGGAACTACATCAGCAGGATTCGCAACGTGCTGAACATTTCCATCTTTCTTCTTCTCCTCCGAGCATAATTTCAACGGATCATACATACTATTTTACTCCTTCCGATTTAGCAAATAATCGTGCAGTCTTCAAATTGACGACAACCGGCTCTGGTTCTGGAATTCCGTGTTCTTGACGATACAATTTCTCCGCCTGAATACGCTCCGCGTTTATCTGCTTATATTGCGCACGATAATGATCCAAAGCATCAGGCTGACGTGGATCATCGGCACAATCATTGACCAGAACACGAATGAAGAAATTACACAGAGCAAGACGTGCATTCAATTCTTCTACAGATCTCAATTGACTGTTGCTCATGATTTATTTCTCCACCAGAACCATATTCAATATTGCCGACACACCTAATCCAATAATAAATACTAAAATGATAAGAATAGACCTAACATCGACAACAGAAGCAAAGTACAAAATGGAAATGAGAAGACAAATCCATGTCGACATACAGTAGAAACAATTGTACAATCCATTCAAGAACGGTCTCTTGAAGATGTACTCTTCCACATTCGCAACTGTAAAACAATCCGTCGCCCAGTATTTCATCTTATACAAGATGTCAAACGGACCATCTAAGTACAAGACGAAGAACGTGATGACGAAAGTGGAAATGCCAACTGCCAAACCATGAGTGAGAAGATTCATTTCCTCTTTTTCCTATCGACAGGAGTCTTCTCAACAGAAGTCCTTGCTATACGAACCACTTCCTCTATAACAGACTGTGGAATTGAACCAACCTCATCCACAACTGGCTTTGGCTTGCTAGAAACAACAACCTCTGTAATCGGCTGCGGAGTCTTCTCAACTGACTTCTCTACACGAACAAGCAGAGAACGAGAGCCAATATTGTCCTTCGAGCGAGAATCTCTCTCATCTACATACAGATAATCACCATACGATACTTTGTATGGCTGCTTCGAGACTATTCCTTGATAGTAGTGTTTTGCTCTTCCCTGCCCGCCAATATATACAGATAGAACCTTACCATCTGGAGACTGAATAGGCAAATGAGTCGGAGCCTCGCCAATATTCACGGTCACTCTCTCTACAGGCGCTGACTGAACAGCCATCTTACTCAATGCGTTCTGTGACAAGCTTTGAGTTCTTCGTTTACTGCAACCAGGGCAAGCCATTTCCATTCTCCTTATACGCTCTAGCAACGTCAATGCAAACGCTCTAGATTGCGAATCGTACTGTTTTGTTCTCTGATATTGATGAATTCTGTACTCTACAAGAGGATGAGGATATCTTACACCACAGAAACTAGCAAACAGTCTCGCATTATACTCACCATCCTCGTAGAATCTTACAGAAGCATCATATCCGCCAATAGATTTCCATTGATCCGTCCTGTGAAGGACATTTACGGAGGAAAATCCGACGAATTTTGTAATGTTCTCACAATCGAAGTCGAGCAACTCATAATGAGATACGACCTCGTCACCAAACTTCGACACATCTGGATAGGTTGGAGTGTCGTTGTGCTGACGATGAAAATCATACAATTGCTCGACAGCACCACTGACAAGACGATCGTCACTATCAAGAGGCAGAATATAATCGGTATCGCAATTCTCGATCGCCGCATTCCTAGCATACGACACACCATTATTGTTAGTAGAGTCTATGAATATGTCAAATGGAAATCCGGTAACAATCCTCTTCACATCCTCTAATAGAGGAGAATTGTCATCACAAACGACAACACTACAATTCTGACTGCAAGCACTTGCAAGACACTCTTCCAACCAACCTACCTGTTCGGAAGTGTAGCAATACACAGGAATGACGATAGAAACAGGAAGCTTGTTCACTTCTTCCACAGATGATGGATCAATTCTCGTACACGAGCATCAAATGAGTGATACTCTGTAACATAATCGCAACCAGCTTTGGCAATTTCCTGTCTCTCTTTATCATGATTCAGATAATATCCGATCTTGTCAATAAGATCCGCAATATCGCTCCACATAACGAAGTGAACGCCGTCTCTAAGTCCGAGGAGATCTTCTGCTCCATCGAACCACTGATGGAGCATGAACGCTCCGACAGCCATTACCTGGAACAGTCTGTTAGAGACAAAACCTTTAGCATCTGGCCACTGACTGTCTCCGATGGCAATTTTACAATTCTTATATAGTCTCGCTCCGGAGTCGAAGTCATAAATTGTATTGCCGCTCGGACGATATTGCTTTGGCCACATTCCGTAGAGTCCGAAACTGCTGATTCTCTGTCTGAGAGTCTTGACAAGCTCGATTCTAGCATCTGAATATCCATTTCCCATAAACAACACGTCATGCTTCGGAGTACTGCGATCAGGGACAGCAACTGACTCCTCGTAACCTATTTGCCAATAGAACCAGCGAATCTTCTCTTTAGTATATGTACTTTCCACAGCAGTCGTAACCAATCCTGTCAAGTCAAGCAATCTAAGTGTGCGCATGTATTCATTATTGTACAAATGTTCTGGATGATAATCTCCATTCCAATTCACGAATACAGCACCAGGATGCAATTTGCGCAATTCCCTAATAACAGATTCATTGAACTCTCCAATAGAATGAAATTGAAGAAGAAACATATCTGGCTTGAAGACACTTGCCAAATCAAACAAATAGTCTACAGACCTGTGAACATAATCACACTCTGTAACAATGGAAATCTTCTTCAATGCTTCCCTCAAGCCACGCTTTTGCTTTCTCTGAATATCATGACCTCTCTCATAAATTGGAACATACAGGATACGATATGACCGGTCGACAGGATTCTCTATTTGAGGATCGTCCACAACAACTGGGCCAACAAGTCCATTCCTTGTCCACTTGTCCAACCATTTCTGAGTATCGGGATGATTTCCATCCGTAGGAGGATTATTTATAGCACGTAGACCATCCTTCGGAGTGCTATCATGTATACAAGCACATGGAATTGGCTTCACCCCATAACCTAATTCCAGAACATTACATGACAACTCATTATCACCACCATACGTTCTGAGATAATCTCCCCACCAACCAACCATATCTCCGAGCCAACGAGGAACAATACAGACCTGACCATAGTCAACGCTTGCTTGTTTTCCATTGACGACTCCAGGCATCTGCTCGACATGCCAATCCCACCCACGACGATCCTGATAAAAGCAACCAATTCCGATATCAGAATTATCTTCCATGAATGAGATTGCAGACTGAATAGATTCGTCAATGAAAGTGATGTCATCATTGGCAAGAATTACATATGTTCCCTTCGCAACCTTTGCTCCATCATTGAATGCTTTCACAGCACCAAGAAGCTCTCCATGCTCAATGAGAACAATGTCTTTCTGCAATCTGCACCAATTGATAGTGCCGTCCTTACTGCCACCATCCACTACAATTATCTCGTACGAAATGCCAACACCAATAGAGAGACGAACACTCTCCACCATCGACTTGAGATGATTGAGGCGATTATATGTCCCTGTAACAATTGAAATGAGAGGACTCATTGCTTCCTCAATACAAGAAAGTTTTTATACATTGTAATAGATGTATGACCATGTTCTAGAATACTATCAAATAACACTTCTTGATGAATCGGATGCAAAGCTTTCCAGTCCTCTATTATATACAGACCACCAGACTTGACAAACTTGAATAGAGATAAAATGCTAGCTGTGATAGTCTCTATGGTGTGTGCGCCATCATCTATAATGACATCTACACCATTAGGAAATTCAATGTTTATACATTGCTCGACAGCATCAATACATAACGAATCCATATAATAAACCGATATATCATGAGAATGAAAATACTCTGACAACGCATACGATACCTCAAATCTATTATCGATGCCGACAACCTTACAACCAAACACTAAATTCCATAGAATCAGGGATCCACCATCAGCCACTCCAATTTCAAACAAGGATGTAATATCTTCATGTCCAAAAAACATATCTTTGTAACTATCTAATGTAGTTTTATTCTTGCGATGAACAACATCTGTATCGTCCCCACACAACTCATATGGTCTCAAGAAAAGTTCATCATTCAAAGATATTCTAGAAAATTCCAAATATTGAAGATTCATCGTCCACTGAGATTTTGAAAGTGATACGCAAAGCTCCTTACACGAAGCAATTTTGTACCGAAGTTCGCAGTTACACGATTCCAGAACAGGATGTCGTTGGGATTGGGAAAGCCAATAGTGGTGTCAAACCCTCCTGTCCAATTGAACCAATCCCTGAGAAACGCACACGGCATATACCAACCATGTTCTTCTTTCACTTCTGGGACTGTTGCACCATACGACACAACAAATTTCTCGAATTCTTCATCTTTGAATATATATGGGCCTCTGCCAAAATCTTTATGAATGTTTACATCTGCAACACCAATATTGCCAGGCTCAACGAGATATCCAGTCAATATTGCATTGTCCTGCATGTACTTTACGAAAGGAACATCCCAGTCTTTCGCCATAATAACATCTGAATTGGAAAAGATGAGAATCTCTCCCCTAGCATGTTTCGCACTTTCGTTCCAAATTTTGTAGACATCCTTTGGAGACTCTGTATCAATGACAAGCTCGAAAGAATGATGCGTGTTCTCGAACAGTCTAGCAATGTTCAATTGCAGTGCAGCATCGTTCATCGACTTTCTTAGATGAGGAATGACAATCGTCATATCAGGCATATTATTTGAATCCTAATGAAATAAGAAATTGTTGAATATATGGCAACAAATCAACAACTGCAATGATGACAATTGCAACCACGACAATGATAAGCAAAGCTTTCAGAAAATCATCCTCCATCATACACTCTCCTGACAATAGAGATTCCGAAACCTGGCTCAACAAATCCTGGATATTGAGAAGGATGAAGAAAGTTCATTTCCATCTTCTCACCTGGTAACCATTCCCAGAACTCTGCCATGCGAGGATCTAAAATATCGTCACAGCAAATTAGACACTCATCGTCAAGCAAATACGAGTAAACTTCGAACTCTTCCCTCGGAGTTACACCATCGTGCTCGGAATCGAGAAACAGAAGACCAACATTACATCCCAATTCGCTACATATCCTACAAACAACAGAAGCAGCGTCTGTAGTGTATCTGTGAACGAATGTGACATTCTTACACCTTTCAGCGACCTCTAGAGCTTCTCTCCTCGCTTCCATGTCTATCGTAACAACTCTCGTACCACCATTTCCAAGTGCCATATGCTCGGCAGCCACACCAAGATAGGTTCCACACTCTACAACAAGCTTTGTCTTGAACACACTGACAACGGAATGCAGAAAACGATAATATGGAGCAGAGGACTCTGCATTATTGAGATGAGTATAACCTAATCCCCAAGGCTGCTCAACAACAGAATGCGCAATTGAAAGCAGTCTAGAAGCATCCATATTCATTCTATAATGTCCTTCCCCCAGTATGGATGATCGCCTACAATGTATTCGAGAGTACCATCGTCGACATATGGCTCTGGATTCCAGAAGTTCTCGTTCGTCGGATGAACGTCCTTATCGCCAGGTTTCCATTCAAGGAATTTCTTCTCAAACCATCTCGGTCTCAACTCCGCCTTGTGACCGTGTATATTCATCTTATAATACACTATAGAAGGCGATTGTGCGTATCCCATGTGAAAGAATTTACCAGAATGGAAATATTCCTCTCCGGCATCTCTAGGCAAATCTGTTCGAATGAAGCGAGTTGGCATTGCAGGATCATCGCAAATCCACTTCAGAGAACGCCAGAAGTGTCTAGCTCCAACACGAAAACTGTGATACGGTTTACTCTGAGTGTACGTCACAGCATTCTGCAATGCTTCCTGATCCCATATCTCATCAGCATCCACCACAACAACAAGATTTGCACCAGCATTCTTACACGATTCGACAGCGAACTCTCTATGAATTCCCTCATGCTGATATCCAACAGCATCGTGCCAAATTGGCTGATAAGGTTTCGCAATGTTATACAACTCATCACGAGTTTCCGGATTGCGAAGATCTGTTCCATGACCATGAGAAGGTCTACTGGTGTAAAATACATAAATCTCATCCACAATCGAGCGAACAGATCTCATCGACCATCCTAGCCATTCCTTGCCATAATGCAAAATGTAACAAGCGCAGATCATTAGATGAACCTTTCTATGCACTGTCTAAACGAGAGTGCACCAGTCATTATCATTCTGTTATCCGCACCGACACTACGAATTTTGTCATAATTGTTCACAACACTTCTAGCAACATTACAAAAGCTGGTGCCATCGAACATATACACACGATCATATGGCGAAGTGGACAAACTTGCCTCTGCAATGATCGGCAATCCGTACGCAGCAGCAAGAGCATATCTCAATGGTTCTATAAATGGAAATTCATCCTGATGAGTACACAACATGAACCTAGACTTCATCAATCTCTCATGACGCTCCTGTCCCCAACCATTCGGAGCAACAGACAATCCACACAAATCCGACTTTGGAAGATCCGGACGATGGAACATCCACGAACGATGATTGCTATAACAAGACAAATGAATCAGATCGTACAACTTTTCTTCGTAAGTGCCAGGAAACCCAAGATCCTCATGAGATCCTACAGGAACATAAATGAAATTTACACCACATTCAGACATAAGAGCAACGTCCGACACGATTATCTTATCAACATAACATTGTTCAACAAGCTCATCGCCACTGACACGATAATTAGAAACACCACCACCACCCGGACGTTCTAGATTCCATAGATAGATAATGCTAGCTCTATTATGACGACAACGTAAATCATCTCCAAGAACATTATCCATATGAGGTCTATACTCTCCATTCATTGGAGATAATATGTACAAATTATCACCATGGAAGTCCATCTCATCTACATAGACAGCATCGAATCCAGAAAGCTTGACGAGCTTCCAGAAATCTGAATAACTGTCATAATGATATCTTGTCTTGACGAAAATGGGATCGCTCATGGTCTAGATAATGAAAATAATGACCGGGAGGATGCCGCTGGGCTTTGATCCCACGTCACTGATTTATTCAGCAGGTTTCGCCGACCAACATCGACGACATCCTCTAACATCGTACAATGCTATAATACTAAACTTGCTTATGCGTAGAATGGCAGCCAGGAAAGGAGACTGGCTGCCACTCGTAGATAGGAGGATGGAAATGCTCTAGTCGTTTCAATCCAACACTCACAATTCTGTGAGCGACATGAAAACTATCTAGTCTAGAGTACCACCACGTGAAGAAGCAACGTGGAGAGGCTTTCCACCTGGCAGGTAGAATTTCTGGTACGGATCACCAGTCAGAGGCTGGCGCTTGCGAGCGCAGCACACATCGCTGATACGCACCTGAGCCCAAGGAGCAGACAGATAGATTTCCGGAGACGTGCCCATCATCAGAGTCACGCACCAGTTATCTTCCTTGCCTTTCACAACGAACCGACCGCCACTGTCAGCACGAGCAGTGAAGTCAGGCATCTGGCGACGAATGCGATTCTCATACTCTCGCATGTCCAAGAACTCGCCATACAGCACGTCGATGGAGCCAATCTTGCGAGTAAGCAAATAGATATCGGTGCACCAAGTTCCAGCACCTTTGGTGATATCCATTGCATCGTCCACCATGATCGGCAACCGGCGACCAGACTTCAGTTGGATAAAGCCAACAGCAGAGGCACCATCATACAGCGGACCACCATTCAGAGCCATACGCATTTCGCGTTGCGCACGACGCAGAGCCTGATCGGTGACGTCATTCTCTGAAGTCACACCACAGGTCGTATAGCAAGCATACGCATCCAACAGACAGGTGGCCATGAAGCGAGTCGTGAACAGAACCATATCGGTTTCGGCAATTGTGCCGATCATAGAAGCACGATATTCGGTCTCTGTGACAAGTTCGTCGAGGTAATCGAAGAAATTTCCATTACCATTCACAGCACCGTCGAGATCGTCGAAGTTCCAGTTGACGAGCACAGAGTCGGCAGCAGGGCAGGTCACGCCATTGTTATCTTCGTAACCAGTCTTGATAATCGACTCGAGACCATCCATCTGATAAGAGTTTGTATGAGCGCCATGAACGATATCCCGACGCATATCCTGCTGAAGAACGGTCATGATGCCGTTCATCTGCCACTCGACGTCGTCACGGATCATCGCACCATTCACACGATACCGTGGAGAAGTCTCGCAGCGCTCCTGAATCACAGTATGAGGAGTGAGAGCATCCCCACCACGATGATACCAGGAAGTGTGGACGAGATCATATCCACAGTAACCATATTCCCAACCAGTTGGATCTTCGCAGGGAGAACCAGCACCAGTCACATTCGTGCAAGCGACGGTGCCAGTAGGACCAATCCATGGGATGAAGTCCACACGACGCTTGTAGAAGCGATTCGGACGCCAACCCAACCAGTTCATAAAACCTACAGTTTGCACCTGAAGACCGAAAATGTCACCAGATGAGCAGCAGTCGAAGATACTCATGCGACCGTAGATAGAGTGATTGCCAAGCAAGGCGTCGAGAGACGCTTCCTTGTAGGCAATCGGACGAGCACCACGGTCGTAATGTCTCTGAGAATTGGCAAGTGCGTGACCAATTGCAGTACCAAGCACAGCCACGTCGCCAGGATCCTCAGCAACGAGAGCACCACCATCGAAATAGGACTTCAGTCGTTTGTTTTTCTTCATCTCTCAAACCTCCACAAAGGAGAGCACAGATTGTTTATCTTATAAATCTCTGATGAATCTAGCGACGAGACTTTGCCTGATGAGGACCAAGCACGAGGTCGGTCATAGAAGTGTATTGCGTACCATCAGCACCAACGATAGCAGCAGTTGCTTCCTTCTCTTCTTCCTCACCGTCTTCGTAATCCTCGTCCTCATCATCCGCCATATCTTCATCATCCATCATGCGTTTCTTCTTGCCGTCCATCTCTTTAGAGACCTGCTTGAAGCGACGAATGCGAAGCTTGTTGGCACGAGGCTGATCCTGAACTTCCTTGCGAATCTTCTCGCCATCAGTCTCGAGCAGTTTGTCAACCTTCTCTGAGAGAGCCTCGACCAATTCCTTCAATTCGGTAATGGCTTCAGATTCCTTGCTCTCAGCAATCTCGATGGTCAAGCCATCCAGAAGAGTTGACACACGCTCTTCGACTTTATCGGCAATTTCCTTGAGGACAGAATCGTCGAGAACGAAACCTTCCTCACTATCATCGTCATCCTGCTTATCAGCAGCGTCCTTCATTTCCTTGAGGACAGCCTCAGGAATATCCTTGTATTCCTTCAGAGTCTCATCGGACATATCCTTCAGACGCTCGTCAACCACTTCCTCAGGGATGCCAGCTTCGAGAAGTTTTTTCTTCATTTCTTTTTTGGTCATGGAAAAATCCTCCACACTATTCAGTTTGATTGCAGATGCACTTGTCCACGGAACACAGGGAATATCCGTGATGGTAACATCGAACGTTCTGACTTTCTCGAAGCGAACATCCTTCAGAATTCTCTTATAAGTTTCGTATACAGACTTACAAGAAGGACAACGAAAACCAATCTTGAGATGTTCCTTCCGAACAATCAGACCACTGCTACAATTCGGACACTTCCCTGATACCTCTCTAGCAAAGAAACCACGACTGACTCTCCACTGTCCATTCTTGTTACCTGCGAGCATCTTTTCGCAGACAGCAAGAGAGAACGGGTCTTCATAAGATGATCCCTCGTCGACCAGAAAAATGCCTACTCGACGCATCTTCTCGACTTTGCCAACTCCCAATTTACTTGTATGAAACACACGAAACTCAGGATAGATATCAGTTTCTTTCGCGATTCTGATATCCTCATCCATTGCCTCTGTTGTGAACGTTTCATCATCTTTATCAGGAAGAGCAGCAGTCGAAACAGTCGTGATCCAGTAGCCACCAGATTCCTTCTTCTCGACATAGGCGAATGAAGCATTATCATCGACAATCTCTTTTTGGACCCAGGCATCGCCACGAATCTCGTTGATTGTCTTGAATACAACAACCTGCCAATCGAGGTCTTGCTCTTTTCCAATTTGTTGTGCTAGATCATACACCAAATTGGCTTGGGAATTAGAGAGAGGAATGCCCTCTATTTCTTGCATGTCCTTTATAGACAATTTCATGATGCGAACTCTCCAGCAATATATACTAAATACACAAGAACTATCCTATTGTCTCCGGAACAGGAACTGATTCATGTACCTCAATAAGAACTTCTTTTCCATTTCTCTCGATGCAAGTTTCACAATGTTCGGCAGGGCGATTGTGATAAGTTGCCTGTATGAGATTATAAGTTCGTCCACCACGCTTGACAGTATCGATAACTCTCAATGACCACATGCACATGCAATTTACAAGGCATTCGCTCGAACCGTCTTTTGGCAACCAAGGTAACTTCTTAGAGAATACGTCTCCAGCCTGTATCTTTATTGCACTGAACTCACCAGCATTGCCATACATATGCGCTCTTGCTTTGATAGCAGCAAGCGAAATAGAATCTCTGTCTAATGCTATCTTCTCGGCAAACGCATGTAGATAACGATATTGCTCTTTGACAATCGGACCAATTCGTCCCCAATCAGCAAACGTCATTTGATCCCAACCACCCTTGCCAATCGCAGCAATGGAAGCATGAAGCTCTCTAATCAAAGCACGCATCTGCTCTTCCCACTGACCAATGGAAATCTCTCCGACATACATACGTTCGACAACAGCATCGACTTCGTCAATGAACATAGCTTTACGTATCTCAATAAGATTCGTTATCGAGTCCTCATCAATCGGCAACTGTTTATAGACAATATCTCCTGTGAATGGAAATTCGATGTGCTCATCACCAAAATACACGTAAACAGAATCGAATACAGCAGAATAATTGATGCTATCTGATGGAATGTCGATAAGCTCATGAGGAATGTAACCTAATGTCACATGAGGGGTGAAACCATGATCTTCCTTTTCTACAAGCACTTGCAACGGTGCACCATCACGAATTGCAGACTTCAACAAAGAATGGAAACCTACAAGAGAAGGAGAGTCGAAAAGCAAAACGATGGGACAAAGATCCTCATCAGAATATTCCTTCCACACAGGAACAGCATCGGTCAATGGCACATCACCATACAAACGAACTTCTTCCAGCCCGTATCGTCTACCAAGATCGAAATTCATAAGCAATGCACCAGTCCTCAAGTTCTGTCGTGGAATCCTGACATACCCCACTCTATTCGAATTCACTTTTTCCATTGCTTCTGTCGCATTGAAGAATATAGGATTCCTTACACCAGTAGCACGTTCTCTAGCACTAAAATAATCTCGCATCACATCGCCAATCATGTATGTAGACGATACAGTCGCATAATCCTTGTAACTCCAACCTTCATTTGCCTTAGAATATTCATCCATGTCAGATATAATATTATTCACGTGCTCTTCAGAATCTATCTGATTTCCATTCCTGTCAAACACTTCCCAATGTGATGTCGCTTCGTTGAAACTGAGTCTCTCTCCAGTATATTTCTTTGCCATATCGGCATACACACGAGTGTCCATCACCAATTGTTTAGCAATGTCCTCATCCACAGTCATAGATACAATTTGATCGTACTTATCACCACCAAGACCACCCTCTCCACGAGCACTGATTTCACCACTTTTGGAAATCCCTGGCATGCTAGTCGTCATGTGATAAACATAATCACCAATACGAGGATCATCTGGACTGATAACTTCATAGCCACGAATCGGTGCACCAGTCGGTTGCTTGTTGCTATCTCCGTGCATATCCTGTGGTTTAGTCCCGATTGGAAATCTGGACGCTGGCACACCGACATAGACATCCATGGAAGAAGCGATTTGAGGAGCACTCCCTCCAACTTTACCAGGTCTTCCAGCATGGCCATGAAAGCCACTTCCCTCTCCTCCCTTCTCCTCGATGAACTCCTTCCTCTGATCAAAGTATCCGTATCCATTGAACACGCCACGAATCGGAGCATGAGTATCGGCAATCGATCGTACTGTCTCTAATAATTTATCCTTATCGACTTCGTCCATATTGCCAACGAACAGCAGTGCGAGATGAAGATCGTCGATACGATATTCTTCAGGAACAAGGCTCTCTTGAAGCTTGAGAATGTCCTCATTGCCTTCGAGGTTGAAAGCAACAATGACAGAATCAGAGAAGTCTTGCTGCTTCTCCTCCTCGCCTGGGCGTCCTGAATGACCAAAGTGACCAGAGCCTTTCCCTCCCTTATGAATGACGACTTTCATTTGCGCAGTCCTTTCACAAGCAACTCCTCCTCTTCAGCAGACAGAGCATACTTGCTCAATATTGGATGCTTGCGCCAACGCTCTAATTCACTCTTGATCGTCTTCGCTGTCGTACTAGAACCTCTGCCAACTTCTCCTTCAGGAATTGGCTCTCCTTTGATGTTGCGATGCAGAGCCATTACTTCATCTTCCTTCGTCTCGAGGAACTTGAGAGCATCAGTGATAGAATCGAACTCTCTTTCACGATGATTTCCATTCGTCTTCAAGATCGCATCAGGAACATATTTGCCATCAGGCAACTGTCTTGTGTTTATCACAATCGGAGCAAGACGACGAGGAGACAGAACGCCATCCTTCCACACATATGAGATGTAATCCTCGTCATGAACGTCGTCATCCTTACGAATACGGACATCGGCGTCACGAATGGCAATTCTCTGATCATTAGCAAGATAATCCGGAAGAACACCTTTGTCGATGAGTAATCTCAATAATTGTTCTTTATTGATCACCTGTCCAGACTTCTGATCATTTCCATTCTGCTGAGCAGGAACAGGCAGTTGCTTCATCTCGACACGATCAGCACGCTTGCCAGCAGGTTGTCCTTCTTGCTGACCAGCCTTTGTTCCAGGCATCGATTGAGGAGAAGGAGGAGTAGTTTGACTCTTTACACCCTCATACAGAGGCCAGAATGCATCGATCCAAGCACCGGCAATCTTCGCAGAGTTGAAATCCTCCTCGATATCCTGCGTATCGTATCTCATCTCAGCATCGTCTGGAAGTTCACCATTGAGATGTCGTTCTGTAATGGAAATGAACTCTCCTGGTCCCTTGCCACGTGCCTTCTGATGCTGAATCTCTGACTCGCTCGCAGTTCCAAGAGAGCCAGATGAAATTGGCCAGAACTCTCTTGCATCGACGCCAAATGCAAGAGCAAGAGTGTTCACATACTGATCGACAACCGTCTTTCTTTCAAAACTTTCTGGCAGTTGAGAAAATCCTTGGATGGCGACCTTCACTTCGACGTTTGGCTGAGAACCAAGCAGCCACAGTACCTGTGGGAATGTCAACGAATTGTCAGACTCTCTCTTTGCCTTCCACAGATTGACAGCATCGACGAACTCGTCCATCGTGAGACCAGTAATTGCAGCAATGCCCTCTGGAGGGAGATTGTCTAATTTTTCCTCATCGTAATCATGCAAACCGAGAAGAAGCTTTGCAGCACGATAAGCACGACTTACAGCACAGAAACCAATACCAAGATATCGCTCACGAGAAGATGGAAGAGAGGCAAAATGGATATATTCACCATATTTGAAACGAATAGTCTGACCTGTCACCTCGGACATGTAAACCATCGGACGTTTCTTGTTACCAGTCAAAGTACATGACAGACTGTCAATGTGTCCTAGATCTGTAACGTGTCCAAGATTATCACGAGGAGTTTCCCAAAATGAACCACGATCTGTTGTAAAGAAATCATTTGCTGTAGATGAGATAAATCCTCCCCAGTCATATCCATCCATGTGAGCAGCAGTAGCAAACATCTCTGCTGCTGTCTTTGCTACTCTCTTCCTACCAGTAACAGACCAAGACAGAGCAGTCATCTTCGCAACCATTGAATAGACAGCACCAGCAAGGATTGGTTCATCCATCCAGATCTCCGACATATGAATATCCCTGTCTAATGTAGCATAGACAGGACACTCATCTCCTTTTTTGACGAAGGATCTGAGGATATTCATAGCAGAGTAATAAGCAATATCTCTGTCTGTATGACGAACATCAAGCTTAGATTTGTCATCTTCAGAAGGATTGTTCTGCTTCTCAACAGTCTGAAGCGACTTGTTAGCAATCATCTCATCAATTTTTCTTGAAGCAGAACGAAAGTCTGGAGTAGTTCTGAAAGCATGTACTCCAGCACGTAATCCTCTCTGAATTCTTGTGAATACATTCATAAATTTACTCCAGAATTTTCTTTTCTCATGTTTTCTCTCAGCGACCGACAGGTCGCTTATTATTATAATAAATATACGAGCGAAGCGAGTATATTTATTATAATAATAGATATAAATACCAAATAATAAATATAAGTTTTCTTTATTCTTTTATTTAGTCTTATCTTTATTATTGTTAGCCACCATACTAACGCTGGCGTTAGTAGCTTTACTAACGATAACGTTAGCTCCTGTACTAACGCTCCATAGCGCACCGTCTTTGCTGCCTGTCTTACACACGATCCATCCCTCATCGATGAGCTTAGCACACGCATCGTGAAGATTTGGCAGATATGTTCCAAGATCGTCCGCCATCTTCCTGTATGATCGCTGCCAAACTTCTCTATGATAGCCAAATGTCATCCTCACTATGTAATCTATAATCTTGCGTTCCAATGCTGTCAACTTGCATTCTGGATTTATTAATTTGTCTAGTACACAGTTCGGATATCTGGTAAATACATCATCCGTTACTGTGCCTTTGCTCATACTTCACAACCTTCTTTGCCTTCTTGTCTAATCTATCGTGATAACATGGCATGCAGATGAATTTACCAGCCTGACGAATCAATTCTTGTTCATCATCTACACGCACAAGCCACTCATGGCCACATACAGTACACAGAAGACCAATCTTTATTGTGCTGATAATTACAGACTCTTCTGTGTACTTATGTACGATATCAGAAACCTCACGAATAGACATTGCCTTCTTTGCCTCCATCACCTCTTCTCAGTATATAATTACCTTTCAATGACAACAAGCGCATATCCGATACAGACATGCGCTAAACAAATAAGCGAAGAAAACTTCTATTTGCACAAATTCTCTACAATCTTCCTCTCGTCTGGATTCAGGAACAACTCCTTCAAGAACTCGTATCCGATGTTGCGATGAAAATACTCGATGGCTGCGAACTTGAAGTCGCACTTGTTCATGTTCGATACGCACGAGGCAAGCGAGTCGATGTAACCATCTCTCTTGTTTAGAAAGATGTTGTATGCACGCAACATGCCAACACATGCCGCAAGAAACTCGTCTCGTGGATCATCACAAGCATTGCACCAACGATTATCTCTAAATGACTCTTCCCATGCGAACACTCTCTCTAAATCATCGAGGAAGTACTCCTTCGACGGCTGAGGAGAGGTAACGTTGTAATCGTACAGATAATCATACTCTCTACGATCATTCAGTATTTTATCCGCACGCACCCAATGCTTGTCGTACAGATGCAAATTGGAAATGAAGTATGTCAACCAACCAACCTTCACACCAACCATGGCAGCCACGACGTCCATCAACACACTCCACTGAAATACGTCGATTCCAGATAATCCCCATAAAATGTCAGAAGATCTCTGAGCAACATTCAAGTGAAGCTTATCACCACGAATATAGAAATGCAGCCAGTTGTTGCAAGGGATATCCAGACCATCTACTACATCTATCGATGGATCCCAAATGGAAATGACAGCACGCCTAGTGTTCGGATCAGCCACCAACAAATCAACAACATTCATCAACTGATCAGTGTAATAAGGATGTCCACCAGTCCACTTGCGAATCCGTGGGCCATACGCTCCTCTCCACCTACATCCATCGTCGCTGTAATCGTATACTCGAGGAACATAGCGAGCAAGCCAATCCAAGTCATCACGACCAGCAATCATCCACAGTGTCTCGGCAATCTTCGCAAAGATGTTGTCGTTGCGACCATGAACAATTAGGCATCTCTTCCATGGCTCTCGTATGACGATGGTTCTATTCAAGATCTCCTTGACTTTGCTTCCTCTTACCTCTATCGTCTCGCCATATGTGACGACGTTATTCAGTTCATACAAGAACGCCTCTTGAACTGTAGAATAATTGCAAACAGATGTCTCATACATTTCCATACTCCAATCCGACGTCGACGTGAATGCACTCGACGCCAGCATTCTCTAGAATCTTGCGAGTCCTTTCCTCGTCGTATGCTGCTCCGGCATAGTAAATCTTTTTGATGCCAGCAGCAATGATGAGCTTAGAGCACTGATAGCACGGCTTGAGAATGGAAAACATAGCCATACCATTCGTTTCTATGCCATAATTTGCAGCGGATGCAATCAACATTTGCTCTGCATGAATAGTGCGAATGCAATGACCACCGAACTCAGCAGATTCATCAGGAACTTCGTATGTCTCCCACACCATTTCGCAACCGACTTCTTTGCATGTAGGAGATCCTTGCGGAGGCATCACGCCAGCAACGAGCACACGCTCATCCATATTGCCAACGTCTACCAACATTGCTCCAGCAGCACCAGGAGGACGATTACAGGTGTATAGTTCCTTAGTTTGTTCGACAAGGAATTTCATTGTATCAACTGCCCAATCTACTGTAATTTTATCTTGTACGACCATTGTTCCTCCATGATAGTGTTGGCACTTCTTGATTCATGTAATGACCAGTGAAATTATATGGACGATCACACTCCTCCATCTCCTCAAGAACCAGTTGAACAATGCGCATTCCACTCACTAAACGAAACTTTGAATGCGCAGTTAGCATCAATGTGAGCTTGCCACTATATCCAGGATCAATCCAATCCGCAATCGGATAACCTAATCCTTCTCGAATACACGATGACTTCAGCTTCACCATGCCAGCAATGCCATTAGAAATGGAAATGCTCTCCATCGTCATTGCTAACACAGCCGTCATCATTCGTGGAACTTTCGTAACCTTTGCGAGAAGATTGAATGTATCTGTAAATGCTGTTCGTGGATATAACATCACTTGATTCGCACTGAACACAGCATTCTTGTTGTGATAATCTCTCCACAAATTGCCAACTCTGAGGTCAATGCTTGCGGGATTGATGTTGTTCATCTCAAATGGAGTAATTCCACCATTGCTTGCCCATGCGACGATCATCCAGTCTGGTAGTATCATATAAATCTCATGTATGTCATTCTGTTTGGCTGAATTCTACTCATCGATGTCCATTTTGTCGATGGTTCTCCGTCTGGAGACAGTCTTGCCCACGTCATGCCATTGCCATCGATGAGCAATTCATAAACATCCACGACATCTCCGAGCTTCAATCCGCCAATTCCATTTCCCATAGGAGATGATCTAATCCACAAGCTTCTGACGATGCAAACAGCCTTCTTCGGGAACTCATCTGGCGGAGGAGGATTCCAATCAGTGATGAATGACTGAAACTCAATCTCGTCGCCCATAAATCTATCGTGGTCTGTGCCACCAACAAGTCCAGGAACCTTGTACACAAAACTGTCTTGCCATATTCTTGCTTTCTTCCATGGACCATTACGTGGTAAAAATGGAAGTGCAGCACGCGTCGGATTCGACACATACAACTCGCACTCGCTGAAGATATCTCTCAGTGGCATGTATCTCCAGTACCAATCCGCAGTGTAGATCAATGGATATCTTCCAGTCTGATCTCTCATCGTGCGAATATTCAACTCTAATTCATTCGCTGTTTGCTTGTACGAAGCAGTACTGTTGAACTCAGCATCGACAATATCAGGAAGATTCATCTTGAACTTCGACTTCTTCTCAAGATAGAACATTGCTTGAAGCTTTCCGCTCTGATCGCCAACAAAGAACTGATATCCACCTCTCGGCACCCAATTCCTAGTATCTCTCTCTATCAATTCACATGCAGGATCCGGAAAGCCTCCTTCTGGACGAAATCTGCTGCCTTGCACCAATTTCCAATACATGAAACGTATCTTACTCTGTAGACGAACTTTCTCGAAATCTGCAACGTAGATCAATGACTTATTGTCATTGGATCGTATCATCACTTCCCAAAACGCAATATCGAATCCTTCGATATCTGTCATCGTTGTCTACACTCCTTGTATTTGTCTCCAATGCTCATATGCTTGAACAGCGTCGTGCTCTTCTATGTCAGGAAACCTGCCATGAATATATACTGACATATCGTTCGGACTTCTAACACCACTTGCCCACAGGATGTCGATGTACTTCACAACCTCCTGTGAGACCGACATTGGATTATCTACAACAGTACAGATGATTCCATCTTCCAACATTGCACGAAATGTTTCAGCAATAAGTATTCTCTCACTTGCTATCATGTTATCCCACTCTACATCAGTGAGTATGCTGGTCTGCTTCCATCCAAATTTCCTCTTCAGTTTCCGACGTGTATCGTGATACACTCTTGCGATGTATTCTTCCTTGTTCATTTCTATTCTCCAAGAAGAAGAGTGGGAATATTACTCCCCACTCTTCTTAGGAATGAAACCGACGACCGAAATATTCAGATTCTTCAGGATCGTATACTGAGCATCTACACGATGACGATAATTGGAAATCAGTGACAGTAACAGTTGCCTACATCCACTGTGAGGATTATCATACGTCTCAATAGACACAAGGTCGCTGCTCATGCTTGCCAACCTGCAAACTGGATCTGCAAACACAGCCTTGGTTGGCACATATGTCCTTTCCAGCAACCAAATAACGATAACAATCCACAGTGGGTAATCGGCGATTGTCTTCATGTATCAAGATCCTTCGAGATTCCCAACTCTTCCAGGAATGCATCAGATGCATTGAGTGGCACAAACACGAATGTCGGCATGATATTCGACAGCGCAACAAGCCAGTTGGCAACTGTCCCATACCCTTCCCACACGATTGCAGGAACCTCCTTCGCAACCACAACCTTCCATCCATTCTTCATGAGTGCATCGACGAGATCAGCAATCGTCTTACAATTACAAAAATTGCCTCCTCTAGCAATGTCTCCTGCGATGTCCAACGTTTGCTTTGATGCAGTATTGATAGCGGTGAATGCCCATCCCTCTTTCAGAGGCCAGATGAATACAACATTGCCAGTGTCTCTCATCATGATAAACGTGCCTGGAATCTCTCCCAATGCAGCACGAATACCATTGACGGTCGTGCCAACTTGCAGCGCGAGGATCTCTCCATCCGGAGGAGGAGGCAATGCTGCACCAGCACATGCACTGAGCAGCAGAGAGATTATGGCAATCACAATCGGAGCTTTCATGAAAATCTTCATTTCCTTTTCCTTTCTATGTATTGAAATTCGGTATCGGTCACTCTATAACGCAAAACTTGCTTTCTGTATTTACATTTGTTGATAAGTTCTACAGAAGAAACAGGGATAGCACCAGCACGGATCGCTCTTGCTCTCATTCCTGCCGTAAGATCGTAATGAGGATGAAGAGGATGGTCTTGAAACCAATGTCTCTTCATGCCAATTCTCTTCGCAAACAAATGCAGTTCGTTGGTGTCACTGTTATCTGTCATCATGTGACACCAACGAACTATTGTCAACGTCTTCTGCGGAGGATCAACGTAAATCAACTCTGAAGATCCTATAAGAGAACGTGAAGTCTGTATCCGATACAGTGTCGCTATCAGAGCCAGGGTAGCAGATCATGCCATCAGGACATTCTCCTACATCGACGCCACCACTGTCAGAGCCAGGGTAGCAGATCATGCCATCAGGACAGTTATCTTGTGCAGCAACGCTAATCACTCCGACGAGAGCAACAAGCATTGCCAACAGTGCTAGAACAACAATTGTTTTCTTCATCAGTCAATTTACCTCCTCTCGCAGATATTCTATAGTAGTGCTATGGTCTAACAGTGACCAAGCAACTTCCAACAAAGTACACCTTCGGCTGAACTTTATCAACCAAGCCGTATCCAGTCAACACCTTTCTGACTGGATACTTTGGATACATGCCAGTCGGTGTAAGAACTCTGTGAATGCGACTCATAGACTCCAGTTTCAACAACATGTCGATTACCTCCTCTCCATAGGATTCCTTCCCATCAGCATATGTAAATACTGCCATCCTGTGACGGCGAGAGTCACAACTACGATAATGACGAACAGTGTTGGCTTGTTCGTTGCGATAGTAGCATATATCATAAACACAATGGAGAATAGCAACGATATAGATAATATAGAATTTATCAGCATTCTCATAGAACAACTCCAATGCCGACATACACAATAGCGAGTATGAGCATAACGGCAGTAAATACAATCATTGCTCTTGCCGCCTTCCAATTTCTCCTCACAGTGAAGATAATTCCTGTAATGGAAAACATCATAGCAATTACAGCACTAAAAACAGCAGGAAATGACTCTGTAACATTCATACTAGGCTCAGTATGTACACCAATAGCTTCAACGCAATATATGTCACAAGTGTTATCGCAAATATTGCAAAGAAAATTTTCAGCATCTCGTCCATACCTCACCAAACTTGTCACACATCATTATACACGAAAATGGAATTGATGGCATCTGCATAAATTCGAATGTATCCAAAGCTCTGTAAATGCCATGTTATTTGCCTGTCTCTGACGTTCATAACAGGATCACTGCTCATTGCGTGAGTCTCTATGATGACCATCAATGGTTGCCAATAATCAATCTCAACACTCTTCAGCACGTGCAACTCATAACCTTCGACATCGACAACAAGCAAATCGAAGCCAGGCTTGATACTCTCGCTCCAAAGTATGTCGTGAAGCAACACAGGATTGACTGTCAATACACGTGCTCCAGGAACTCGTAAACCTGCCTTCTGTATGAATCCCTCGTCGGCAGTGTTTATATCATAGCGACAGAATAATTCTACAGGTTTCTCGTCATCAGACACAAACTCCTTCAGGACAAGCACACTTAGATGAGATTTGTGATTCTCTACACATTTCTCGTATAATTCGGGAACTGGCTCAATATATACCCCTTTCCAGCCAATTGCAGCGAGAAAATAGGTGTTTGAGTATGAAATTCCGTCATTTGCGCCGACTTCTACGAATGTTCCATCAGTCTTATAACCGAAGAAACCATTGTATATCTCAGCCAATCCTTTGATCTGACAGTCATGACGAATCGTGTACATATTCATTCTCGTCTCAGAGCTTTACGCTCTTTATCTGTCATGTTTACAAGCATATTACATAGAGCTTGTCTCCTTGCATAATCAAGAAACAGCTTTGATCTTATAAACTCATCTAATTTTTCCTGTTCTTGCATGTTATCTGGAGCCCAACCAATTTCCATCATAGCACCGTCTAGAAGTTCTTCAGATGCATATTCCAAATCCACTTCTAGATTTTCTCTCTCCCATCGTGTTGGCTTGACATAGTTCTCGAAGTCTGCAACACTCTTCTTTATCATGGATTCCATTTCTTTTGGGACCAATCCTGTGTATGCTTTTCTTCCAGCAGTCTTTCGCGAACGTCCTTCTTCAGATGATCCACCAACCAATCCAGGTCTACCAGCATGACCATGAAAACCAGACCCTTCACCACCTTTATTTACACGAATTGTGTATTTCATAATCACCTGCTTATAACGCTTTGTGTCTTTCTCCACTCGCTCTGAATCTCTGACATCAGAGCGTTTCTCGTCTCTTCTGCTGCCCACTCTGGAATCTCTGTTGAAATAGCCTCTTGAGTCGCCTTATACTTCACTATGAGATCTTCTTGAGCACTATTCTCAACACCTTGTACTCGTGCTGTCTCTTGTAATTCTACACAGCGTTCAGAACAGACAGGAGTCCTCTTTGCTGACTTGTTCACTGTCTCTTCGCTTATGACGCATGCCAGCATCAGAACGCCAAGGACGATCCCGATGAGGAGCGTTCTGTATTGCAATTTCCTTGCTTCCCACAGCAATCGGTAATTCTTGAAATTGAACTTTGTCTTCATTATTTGTCTCCTTGAGTTCAACAGCTTCGTTTTCCGCACAAACGTATCTCTTGTCCACTTTTGTCATGATGTAAACATATGCACCACATCTCTTACAATTCACACCGCGTGCATCATTGACGATATTATTACGACGACTACAAATAGGACAAGAAACAATCATTCTCGCATTCTCTCTTCATCTGTTACAGTCTTCGAATACAGCATGAGATGTACGAAGAAGATGACACATACAATAATCCATGATCCGCAGCATACGAGACCAATGCCTATCAGATACTCATTCATCTCTCTTCATCCTCTTCGAACATGTCATCAGGAGTGAATGCTTGCGCCTCTCGAGCGATATATCCTTCTTTCTCTAGGATCTCCTCATCGCAGCATTCTTCTTCTTCTTCTTCATCGTCATCATTGTCCGGAGGAATCATTCTTCACTGTCCAGTACGACGAACGTCTCGTCGCCAGGCTCTCTAAGATCTTCTACCAAATCGACAACAGTCAATTCCTTGTACGCAACCGTCACTTCGATGTCGCCATGCTTCTCTGCGACTTTATTGAGCATATCGATGAGCTTGTACAGTTTCATGTCTTCACTTCCCTAGACACACATGCTTCCATAGCAATCTGATGATTACACACCACTTGCGCAACCAGGCAGTAGACTTGTAATGAGCAGCAATTTCGGCACCTTTCATCAGTTCATTGCCCAACTCTGGATCATACAGCATCAGAATCCTCAAGGATGTTTCTTTCATGTCGGTGCTCCGCACTGCTCACAGAACTTATCTGTAGAAGATACTTTACACTGGCAATACTTGCATCTCTTCTCATGCTGTGATAGCATTTGCAGGTAAGCAGGATCGCAAAGAATTACATTCTTTTTTGGCAATGCTGTAATCTCTTGTGAAGCAAGAATGACTCTCATCATCGCAGCAGACTCGAACTCGTTTGCAGTCACACCAGGATGTTTCACAGTCTTATTCATTGATAATTCTCCACGACAGCCATAACCCATGGCATCTCATCTTCTTTGATTACTCCGCATCCCATGTTTCTACCAATGTACTCACAGGGAGCAGGGTATCCATTCACGAACCTTGCAGATGGAGGATGAATGTCTGTACACTCTTTGGTGACGACACCACAGTAAATACACTTATAACCAACTATTTTCCTTATGATTTTCGTATTCATATACTACTAAACTTCACTCCTTCTATATACGAAAATCAACATTTTTCCTACTCGTCATCGTTGCTCTCTCGCTGCCTTCATACAAAATTTTTACAATTTTTACAAAATCTCCTCCCTATACGAAAATGATCTTTTATAAAAATTCCTTGCTCTCTCAACTACATCTTTACTGTCTTTCCAAACACATAGCTCAAATGTTCTACCGAAAACACGGGCATTTTCCTTTAGCTCAAACGTTCTATATGAGGACTCCTCTGCGCCCACCGTCCATTACTCTCCTATAGAAAATTTTACAAAAACACCACCGGAGGACTGTATATCAAATTTGATATAACCGTCATTGTACAATAATCACTCTCATTTACTCTCTACACAGTAATTCAGATAACAACTCCTCCACCGCTTCCAGCGCTCCAGAATGCCAAGCAAACAGCGTCACCATAGTCTGTAGATCTGCCAATCCTCTCACGAATAAGCTTCTTGCTCTCAACCTTTACAACACCGTCAGAAATCATGTCCCACTTCGGAGCAGTCAGGTCTATTTTTAGCTCTTCAACAGGAGGCAAAGCAACTTCTTCACCATTGTCAGGATCCAACAGCTCTCGCATATTCCACCACATAGCACTACGAACGTCATCAAAAGAAAGTTGTTTCGATTTATCACGAAACTTCGTACTTCCACCAACCGTTATAGGACGTAAGAGTGGAACTCCCTGCTCACGTAAGTTATCATACACAGCAGCACCAAGTCCGCCATCTGTTTCTATGTGTATATACCGATTCTCAGCACGCACCTTCACATGACCTGTAGTTGCCGTGGTCGGTAGCTTCGAAAACACATACAGATTGGGGACAAGGAACGCGTCCCTCACAGCGATCACCGTCTTGTCATCGCCAGCACGTGCCACGTCCACACCAAGTGTCCTCTTGCCATGCTGGTCAGGAGATCCTGACTCTCTCCATTCCTTCCATCTACTCTGTGCTGACAGCACCCACGATAATGGGATGACTCCTTCCTCTGATGTATCTGCGAACTCTCCTAGTACTCTGTTCTGGAACATAGCACTATCTCTCCCCCATTGCTTCTCCCTCTGCGCTACCCACAATGATGAGACCCTACCTGCACGGACAGCTTCATCTATAGTAACATGTCTTGCTATCCAGTCCTCGAATCCTGGTTTCCTCATATGTATGTCATAGAACTGTCCTGATGGTGCACCAGGAGTACTTATTGCGAATGCTCTCGCTTCATACACAGTAGAGACGATACCAGCAGACCTTACCTGTGTATGATCGTCAATGACGGTGATATGAGAGGACTTACTTGTATTGCCGTGTGAGGAGGTATTGTGAGATGATTGTAGAGCATTGCTATGGGAGAGAGGATCCTTGAGAGCGGAATGAGGGAGACGTGGTGACATGGGATGCTCTTTTATTACATCAGAACTATCCTTACTGGAAGCAATGTTACTATTCCCTAGTGATGTACTAGTAACTCTCTCCTCTACTACGCCATCACTATCATCATCCTCTATCATATCTCTATACACACCAGCATCTGTAAGCTTCTTTATATTCTCTTCACTAGCAAGTAATCCTGTATCATCACTAGTAATTACACCATTACTCCCTATGTACGCTTTTTCACTACGGAATATTTCAGGAATGTCATCATCTACATTTTTAGCTAGTGCTTTATATACATCCTTCATAGTAGAGTTTTTTGCTGGAACGTAATTTTGCGGAGAGTTATCCTGAGTATTTTTCAAGGAGGATTGATGAGATGAATCCCTATCTCTAGGAAATACTCCATACTCCCCTACTCCATATTCTCCCAGCGTAGTTTCTCCCAGAACTTTTGCTCCTGCATTAGAGAATGCTCCTTCGATGGCGTCCCATGTTGGTCTTGGAATGCTCTTTGCTTCATCGAGAATATAAAACAGGGAAATTGCGTGGGCTCCCTCCATTGTCGTATGATCGTCAGATGCGACAGCAAAGGACTGAACAAGACCTTCCTTGAGTTTTATCTGTAGAGACAGCAGCTCTGTTCTGAGATCGTATGCTGGACGGCCGATGTTTGACCAGTTGATGAGTTTAGATACTTTTCTGATTTCTGGCCAAAGGTATCTCTCTAATTGACGCCAAGCACTTGCTGTTGTGGGAACCTTTGCTTCAGTATCTGCTGTTAGGACAGTATGATGAGTGAGGACAGCAGCGATAGTAGTTTTTCCAAGACCATGAGAACCTCTTACAGCTACTTTACTGTAACCATCATCGAAATATCCTAGGATTTCCTCCTGATAATCTGCGAGAGTATTTCCAAGATCTGGAAGACAATCATACACGAAGGCAATTCTATCATTTCTGTACATCCTCTGGAATCTTGAAAATGCAGACTTGCCAGAGATGTCAATATAGACATTCTTTAACAACTCTGCCATTGTTCCTATTTGGCTTGTATCCAGAGACTTCATGGGAATAATTTCACAGAGGAATGAAGGAAGAGAGGATTAGTCATTGTATGCTTCCTCGAAAGCATAGACCTTGGAAATCCTCACTCTATGACCAGGAATGGAACCAAAGATGACAACCTCTGCTTCGTCGTAGCAACCATATCCTGTTCTCGGAGTGGAGAGGATGTTTCTGATCGGGACTTTCATTTCCAAGACATAGCCAAAACTGCCACCCTCTTCTAATGAACCATTGGCAAACTTTATTGCTGTATAATAATCAAATGTCCAAGATTCCATTGCGTTGCCTTTGTACTCTGCAATGTCTCCTTTCTTGCCAAAGAAGTCATCATGCTGAAGTCCTCTGTAGAGAATAACAGAATCTTCTGGCTTATATCCAGCATCAGACAATTCCTTCTGAGTCCTCTCATACATGGAACGAATGATATCTCTCCTCTCATCTATAGACAATTGGCCATCATAACTCCCTATCATTTTCAACTGTTTCTTTTGCCAATCAGATAACTCCACATCTAATCCGAACTCTTCATCTACAGCTTGTTGTGAACGAAGAGAGTCAATGTTGGTATCATTGGACGAGAGTGCCCAATTGGCAATTATGTCATTCACCCCATTGTATTCGATATTGGTGTCGGCAGCAAGATATGCAACAGTCTGAGCCTTGAGGAATCTATCACTTTGTTCATAATAGTCGTTCATGTTACGAAGTGCCAACGTTTTGTTCTTACTGTCCAATTGAGAATCTACAACCTTCTGTTGCACTTCTCCTAGTATCTCACTTTTGATATCTTTGAATCCCCAACCAAAATAATGTAACAAATCAGCATTTGCTTCAGGATAATTAGATTCTTCCTCTGTCGGAGCACTTCCTGGAGTAAACTTGGAAATGCTTGCTCCTTTATCAGGAACAGAGCCACCAACCTGTCCTTTACGTCCAGCATGCTGGAAATGCCCTGAACCTTTACCTCCCTTACATATTTTGATACTAATCATTCAATCCTCAAGCATTCTGAAATCATATTTCTTACGAATTCTTACTCTACTCTCAGGAATTGAGCCAAAGATGACAACCTCCTCTACATCATAGCAACCATATCCTGTTCTAGGAGTTGAGAGAATATTCTTTATTGGCACCTTCATTTCCAAGACATAACCATATTTAGTATCTTCTATACCTATCAAACCATCACCAAATTCTTTGGCTGTATCATAGTCAAATGTCCAGGATTCCATTGCATTGCCTTCATACCTTGTAATATCTCCTCTATCTCCGAAGAAGTCATTGTGCTGCATACCACGGTACAGAATAACAGAATCGTCTGGCTTATATCCAGCATCTGCTAAATCTTTCTGAGTCCTCTCATACATGGAACGAACGATATCTTTCCTTTGATCCATTGTAAGATCGCCAGATCCTTCTATCGTTCCCAATTTCTCTTTTTGCCAATCAGATAACTCCACATCTAATCCGAACTCTTCATCTACAGCTTGTTGTGAACGAAGTGAATCCACATTGCTATCATTGGCAGAGAACGCCCACTGACCAATCATATCATTTACTTTCTTGTATTCTATATTTGTATCAGCAGCTAAGTATGCTGCCGTTTGAGCCTTGAGAAACCATATATCATCTTCATAATAGTCGTTCATGTTACGAAGAGCAATTTCCTTATCTGAAGTACTCAATTGTGAGTTGGCGACTTTTTGTTGAACGTCCTCCAACATCTTATTCTTGCCTTTTTCCGATATCACAAAATGATCAATAAATTTTCTATCTATAAGTCCAAAATTTGCAGAATCTTCATGTGTCGGAGCACTACCAGGAATAAACTTGGAAATGCTTGCTCCCTTGTCAGGCAATGCACCACCAACTAATCCAGGACGTCCTTCATGTCTAAAGTGTCCTGATCCTGGACCACCCTTTTTTATGATGACTGTTACTATAGACATATATTTCCTAATAGCTATCAATCGTCCCTGAACCACTGTCCACTGCGTCTACAGCACATTTGCGTTTGTGAATCGTTGTACCAGAACCTGCAACAATTCCATTGACACTGCCATAAGAACTGCAACGATCCAACCACATAACACCTGATGTACCACACATAAAATCAGCATTCTGTCCACCAGATGCAGCAATCGATTCATGCGACTTCACACCTAGATTCCAACTTTCTAGTGCGCCGTCTTCAACAACGTTTGGTCCTTTGCAGTTATAATATTTTCCACCAATTCTTATTATAGATCCACCGTCATGACAACTAGATGCATTATCTGTATCGGATACTGTTGTACCATTATTTCTACTGATACAATTTATCTCTATTGCTTTTGGCACTATTCCATTGTGAGCGTGGTAATTGAAACCATCCTGTATATTGGCAGCAGCAATACAATCTTGCAGGATAGTTTCAGACGCGGTAAGAACGGTCAAACCATTTCCATTCGTAGAATATTTGAATTGACAATTTTTAGCATAGAGTTTGGGGGTTTGTCCTGCTCCACTATCATTTATTCTAAATGCAATAATTCCACCCTCAAAAGTTATATTCTCCATATAGACAGTAATGTTTCCTAGTGCTTCCCCATTATATTGTATTAGACTAATGTATACATCTGCATCCACAGGTCTATTATCTATTGTATGTACATAGATAGTAGTTCCAGATTGCCACCATGAGCCTGGGGTTGCCTCGACTGTTGCAATACTGGATTGATTGGAATAACGAGTATAATCCCCATTATTGTCTAATACAGCTTTATCGAATACTCCTTGAACATTTGATCTGGTAGCTTGATAGGTATAAGTTTGTCCTGCTGTCAATGCCCAAACTAAGCCAATCACCTGGGTAGAAGATATTACCTGACCACCTACACCAATAATAGAACAATTTCTGGATAGATTAGCATCATTCCAGCCAAAAGTGCGTGTATATAATCCTGCTTGTACATAAATTCTATCTACATCTGCTTTTCCTACTGCGGTCTGTATACTACCGAGTGCATGATCCCACGATAGTCCTGTATCAGCATCGCTTCCACCTAACTTTACATAGTAGGTAACAACTGCGGTAGGCATCATACTGGATACGTCAAAACCGGATGCACGAAAACGACGTCCATTGCGATAAATATTCAATCCATGGGCCCAACTCCAGCCAACAGGATTATCAACAGACACCCAATTCAGTACTGTAGATGCGAGTGCTGCTATTCGTAGCATCATGCTCTGTGCCAACAAATAACTTCTGTATTGACATCTGAGTCAAAACGAAGTCGTTTCAAATTCGTCACGGAAATTAGGACAGATTCTCCCGGATCAAGAGGGTATCCATTTGCGTTCGTCACGTCTCCGGAGCCATCATTTCCAATCCAAACAGCATCTGCATTATCCGGATGTGCTTTCAACCAGAATCCATTCGGATTGCCAACATCCGGACCAGGCACAGCGGTTCCAGCAGTGGCGATAGAAATTTGCCCACTACATTGATCAGCAGTAGAAATAGTGGCAATTTGCACTATCTGAACCATGATTTGCCTCCTTACACTAATTCAATATCCCCACGAATACGACGCTTGTCCTCTTCATCTTTCGGAGGACTGACAACCACAGAACCATCTTTCGGATTTACGACGACATGACCGTCAGTGCCAGAGAAGTTCTCACCATCTGTAGATTTATAGCCGTTGTTCTTCAACCACTCAAGGAACTCGTCAAGCTTGTCCTTGGAAATCTCCATTCTTATATCCTTACCGATGGTCGCCTTGCTGGCAAATCTACGCATCTG